TACTTTATAAACAAGATCCTTGAAATCATTATCGAATGAATCAAGCTTTGTAAAATCCCGGCCAATTATTTGATTTTCCCAAATGTATCCATTAACATCAATGTAACTTTGCAAAACAACTTCTTTCTTGGTTATTTTAGCAACTCCATTTTTAAAGGGGATAAAAGAACAATCAATTGTATCCTGGAGCATCTTCAATGCAATTGAATCAATCATATTTAAATGATTTTCATTGAATAGATAAGTTGATTTCGAGCAATAGTTCCAAACTTTATTTTCGGCTTTGCTCAAAAGAAAAGTTAAAACAAAATCTTTTATTTGATCCGTTGAACTTAACCGAACTTTATTTTCTTGAACGCGCACAAAAGTTGGCTTTTCGGCATTTTCTGGATAATACTTATTGAATCCATTCTTAACCAAAAATTCCGAATATTTCATCGGTTCAACGGTTATTGTTTCAACTCCTTTTTTAATTTCAATTTCCCAAAATACATCTTCGGTTGTTGCAAGTTCATCTTTAACATCATTAATAATGGAATCATCAACATTCAATTGTTTCTTTATATCTCGCGGATTGATTCCTTGCTTCAATTTATTCTTGACTTTAACAACAAGTTCCGTATTCTCAAAGTATTTAATTCCTTGGCTTGCTTTCTTATAAGCGGATTTAACTGTTTGTATTAATTCGCCTTGTGTAAAACCAGGGGAAACAAATTGATTTTGCAAATAATATTCGGCAGCATCTTTGGAAATATTGTATTCACAAAAACAAGCGGCAACTTTAAAAACATATTGGTTCCGGGATCCTTCGGAAAAAGTACATCCAAAATCAAACTTCATTATCCGTTCAATTATTTTATCTTCGTCATTTAAGATGCAAACCGGGGCTTTATCATGGAAATCAAATCCCTTTTCTTGGTCGATTTGAGTAAACTCATCGCAAAATTCATTGATGTAAGCTTCAGGATCATAAGATTCAAAGCAAACCCGGGAAACATTGCAGCTCGTTGGATCAAAATAATCCGAATTAAAGAACTTTTGAAATGCTTGGAACCTTCTTTTGTGTTCATCCTTGGTTGATTTAGGTATTTTAATAACCACTTTTAAACCTTTGCCCCCTGGCGATGTAAATAATAAATAAACAAAGGGGCAATTTTGTAATTTTTGCCTTTCTTCATTCATTGTTTGTTCATCTGGATAATCATCGAAATCCAAAACACAAAGCCCGGAATGTTGAATCAATCCATTATCATTGCGCTCATTAAATTGGCCGTTGAACATTATCGCAAGTAACGAATTTTTCAAGTTTCGATGTTGCTCGGATGTTTCATCCAAATTTCTTAACCGTTCAATCTTTTTATTTAGATCGGAATACCCATTTTTAATGCGCTCAAAGACTTCAAGCACTGTTAATGAATAAGGAGTTTCCTTTGCGTTAAATAAGCTCTTAAATACGCTAACTTTTGGAATCATAAGTTGTCTGTTTTTTGTATATATGTAAAAAAGGGGCTAAAATCATGACAATAAATGACGATAATCGGGAAATATTCCACATAAAAAAATTTATCGTCATGGCTGTATCGTAATGCTGTTATGCGATTGCTCAAAGTCATGACGATATGACGATAAAATTTCAAAAATTTTGAGTCAATTCCGCACTTTTTAAAAATAAGGGTAACTCTCATAGAATTTTTATCGTCATCGTCAAGAAATCGGCTACTTTGCAACAAGCATATGGCTTTAAGGCCATGACGGTATTTTTTTTATCGTCATTCATCGTCATTCAATAAATGTTTTTATTAATCAAAGTCTTAAGTTTATTAAGTTCCTTCATGTTTTTGCAATCAATTACTCTTTTTTGCAATGGCTTATAATATTTCTCAAAGGGAAATTCTTCGCGAAGCTTCAAGGTGCAATATAAATAAAGTTCATCATTTTGTTTCATCCAATTATTATGGCAAGCAATTCCATGCAATACGCTTGCATGATGCTTATTGAACATTAATCCAATATGTTGGTAGGGCATCCCCTGGGTTCTTAACAAAGAGTAAAGATAATATCTTTGATAAGTTATTGCAAAATTTCTGTTTGGTAAATCAAGTTCATGTTCTTGAATGTACTCTTTAATCATATCTAAATTCATATTAATTAATTTGTCTTTGTGAAATTATTGTTTTAAATAAATCGGATTCCGATTCAATCATTCCAGTTGCCTTAATATAATCAACTTCAACTTTTGCCGAATTAATTATAACAGAACCAACCATTGCGATGGATTTTGCTTTATCGATTTCATTCTTCAATTGTTCTGGAGTTAATTGATCATCATCAATTCTTTCCAATGCTGCGAACATATGATCGCGCAAATCACTTAATTTATTTCTTGCCATTTTGTTGTTTTTTTAATTAGTTTGTTTTTTAAAATTAGTATTTGTTTTATTTCAAGCGGATATTGATGCATCGAGTTCCGTTGCATGTTTTCCTTTTTACTTATTAATTCAAGATTTGAAATCTCAAAATTATCTTCATTGTTATCTTTAAAAATAACAATCATTCCAGGGGGAATCTTTCCAAAATTTTGTTCCCAAAGATAGCGATTTAATAATTGCCAATTTGAATGAGCGATTTTTATATAAGAATAAAATTTGCCATTTGTATCTTGGCGCTTGTTTATGGTTCCGGTTGGTTGCGTATTGAATGGAAGCATCCCCTTTTTAAACATTGTTGGCTTTGCTTTCTCATAAACTTCTTTGGACATTTTTTGTCCTTTGTTTGCCGGAACATGGCCGCGTTGAAATTGTGTTGCTTTACCGCCAAGATATCCGGCCGGCCATTGTGTTGATCGCAAATAAACTGGATCCTTTTTTATTCTCATTGCAAAGGCGCGGTTATAAACTTGGCTTTCTGTTAAATTCAAATCATTCGCAAGCTTCTTTGTTGGTTCAAATGGATAGCGTTGTTTAATTATTTCGTTTATATTCATTGATTGCTTTTAAATATTTAAGATATAAATCAAGGTTAAAATTCGTTGAAATTTCATAATAAGTTCTTGGCCTTTGCCAAAATTGAAGGATTGCTGCAAAGGTTGGCGGTTGTTTATTAATATTTTTCATAATAGTAATGGTATTGAGATAATAATTGTTCTTGATATCCGTAATCATTTGGCGATTCCTCGACTATTACAATAAGAATTTCCGCAAGTTCTTTGGAAAGCTCACGATCTGGAAATATTTGCTTTTCAACTCCTTTAAATTTTTGAGTTAAATAGATATGTTCAATTTCGCAAGTTACAACATCATCATCTTCTTCAAAATGATAATAAACTTTTGCTTCAAATTCAATTTCATCATCCATGCAAAGCCATGTAATGGTTCCGCAATAATCTTCGATTTCTATTTCTTTATTCATGACACAAATTTTTCATCGTAGAATTTTTTTGCCAATTCCCTTGAATTTACATCTTGATCTTCAATTAAACGGCCATCATAAAAACCCATTTGATAAGCATAATAAATTGATTGTTTTTGATAAGCTTGTAAGCTTGCAATTTGTACGGCATCCAGTTTAATTCCATTTTCTTCAAATAGATCGATGCATAATTGTAGTGTTGTTTCTTGTTTCATTGTTTTTCGATTTTGATTATTAAATTATCATTCTTTTGAATTAGTATTTTTACATGATCTTCATCATATGCTTCAACAATCCTTGTTTGGATTACAAGCGGGGAACCTGGTCGCAACCAAGTTTTGAATGTTGCTTTATATTTAAACAACATTTTCGGGAAAATAGTTTGAACGAACTTCGCAAATTTCAATAATGGAGTTTGTAATTTGTACGGCTTTATCAAGCTTTGCTTCGTAAGCAAAAACTTTCATTTCTCCAGCTGTAATCATTGCGCAAATTACTTGCGTTAAAATTTCATCTTTGTTCATAACGTGTTTTTTAAAAAAGTTAATATTGGAAATAAATTTGTAATGAGAGCAGCAATCAAAATTACTGCAATAAAGATTTTGGAAAAGTAGATTTCATCTTCTCCAATTGGTTTAAAATAGTTAAATAGTTTTTTCATGGTGTTTGTTTTATTTTTTGTAAAGTTACAAATACTTTTCATATATGAAAATAATAATTAACATTTTTTGTTAATTTATAATCATTCTAAATAAGTGAGTGCATTTTGTACCCATCCATAAGGGGGCAAATTGCACCCTTGAACAAAGGAAAAACACATAACAAGGGTAATTTTTACCTAATAGAGTAATAAAGTAAGGTTAAACCCTTAAAACATTTGCTATTATTAAGGTTATAACCATAAAAATGTCAAGTTTATTAATTAAAAAACGGGACAATTAATCGGAATTAAACCGATAATGTAAACCATAACTTACAAAAATGATGCTATTTGTAAACTTTATTTCGTGTTATTAGTCATAAAAAGGGCGGTTGCTTCTAACTCCCGCCCCTTAAAACAACACTATGAACGCCAAATATAATTAAAAGATATGAGTTAACCGCGCTATTTGGCCAAATTCTTTATGAAAAATAAATCCTTCAACCGATTTTGGAACCCCAGTATAACCATTTTTGTGATGCCATGCATCGGTTCCGGAAGGGCTTCTTAAGGTTTCAAAGGTTACTCCAATCATGTCTTTGCTTATTTTATGATGAACATGGTGGGAAAAAATATAGCGGTGCTTTGTTTCACTCCAAAGAATTGGAAATTCGGTTGCCAATAACATTGGAAGATTTTCAACCTTGGCGCCATCGCCATGAGTTGTTCCGATTAAATTTTTTCCGTACTTAAATGCTTTTCTGTGAAGCAAATCAACATTGAATTTGATTGAACTTTTAGCAAAATGCGCTTCAATTAATTGCATCAAGAAAAATCCATGAGTTAAATCATGGTTTGACGGATTGTAAACAACTTCAACTTCAGCAAAACTCATCAATTGTTCCAACAAATCAATGTAAAGATTCTTTGCCATAATGAAATTTTGATGCCATTGGCCATCCGTATCTTGTGGGGTTCCTGCATTTGTGCTTCGCTTGTTATTATCGGTGTGCAATATATCATTCCCCGCAACGAATAAAACTTTATCAATAGTAAATCCTTTGGCTTTGTCTAAAATGCCTTGCATCCCTTCTTTTGCGCGTTTAACGGCAATCTGGCAATTGTAATCTTCGCCGGTTTCAAATGCCGTTGATAATTTTCCAATATGTAAGTCTGCAATATCAATAATTAATAAATGATCATCCGGGCTTTTATTAGTTTTTATAGCCGTATATTTTGGCGCATATGCTTTCACTTCGGCAATGGCTTGATCCTTGATTTTTTGAATCTCATTTAACTCTTCGGCTTTAAAGTTTGGGTTTTTAAAGAATAAACTTGCGTCTTTTGTTTTGAGCCATCCGTGTTTTACGTCTTTGTCGTCTACTCCTGCTTCATCGGTTGCATTCTTGATGCCACGATATTGCATGAGTATTTCGATCTCATCCTTTTTCAGGCGAAATCGTGCGCTTGTATTTTTCATAAAATTTAGATTATGGATTTTAATGCGTATTTCCAAAGCCAGGAAAGAAGCAATCCAATTGCAACCCCGACAAATAATAAATTCAAATTTCCGGTTGGCCGCTTGCTGTTTGCTTCCGATTTTGCTTTTTGCCCTTCGCTTTTTGCCTTGGCTTTCTCAACAACTCGATCTTTATAAATTGTCTTTAACTGAATTTTATATTTGTATTTTATCTCGGTTCTAACTTGCCAAGCGGTTTTGGGAATATAAACGTTCTTATAAAAAATAACCGAATCGGTTTTTCTTATAATTGTTTCGTAATAAATAGAATCATTAACAACGTAAGGAATTGAATCAATCTTTAATATTTGGATTGTGTCGGATGTTTCGGCGCATTTAAATCCCTTCTTTGTCGCTTGGTTAATATGATAATTAACGGAACAGCTGCAAAGCATTGCTATTAAAATAAATAATATATATTTCATCCTTGTTGTGTATAAAGTTTTCTATAATTTTTACTTGATTTAAGCTTGCTTGTCTTTGATTTTGCATGAACGCCAGGCCGTTTAACTTTCGGCTTTATTCTTTTGGTTGTATCTTGTTTGATTTTAGCCATTAATATCGCTTGAAATTATCAAAGTATAAGTAAAATGATTGCCATGGATTTCTTTTGCCCGGTTAATTATAACCATAAAATCGTTAAAATCTTTTGTTCGCTTAAATACTTGGCAACCTTCGCTCCAATTTTCAACAAAGTTTGAAACCGTTCCGGCCTTATGGATGTTTATTCCAAAAATTCCAGTATCTCGAGTTATTTCATCAAAATCCATATCGCGGTTTTTATCTCGCCAAACGGTTACTTCTTTTCTTTGGCAAAGCGCTTGATATTTCACTTGATGCATTCCAATAGCATAAGCCCCGCGGTATTGATCCGGAACCAATCTGGCAACGCCCCCGGAATTATGGAATTGCATAACTCCTTTTTTTCCCGGTTCCGTAGTTGCATCCCACTCATGAAAGAACCATTCGCCTCCAACCTTATAAGACAAAGTTAATTTATCATCAAACAGATTTGTAACCTTTTGCCCTGGTGTTGCGTTCCGAACTCCCACAATATTAACATCGTAATCTTTGGAACCATTGAACCAAACATAACCTTGCGATTTTACGGCCTTTTCAATTTGTTCTTTTGAATACATCTTATTTTTTTATTTTATCAACATCATCTTTTAATTCCGCGCCGCGTTTAAGTAGATTCTTTAAGCTTTGCCAAATGTTTAATCCGTAAATAATTTTATAATTCTCCGAAATGGAAATCAACTCGATGCTGCAAAGCGTTAATGCTGTTATTTTGGTAACCATTAAAGGAACGGAAAAGAATTTTAAAACAATTGCATCAAGTATCCAAAAATCAATCAAATACAACATGATTACGGCCACTTCGTAAAGAGCTAACTTACTAATAATAGCGGAAAGCTTCCGCGATGTAATTGGTTGCTTTAATTTTTTAGCTTTCCAAACTCCAGTTATTGTATCGATAAGAATTAAAAACCCAACAAGAAAAATAATGCCGGATATTGGCAAAAAAAACGCGGTTATAATGCTAATCAAGGTTAATAAATTTGTTTGGATGCTTAATAATAATATTGCTAATTGTGCTTTCATTCTTCAATCATTTGTTCAATTAATATAAAATTTAAATACGCGTTGAACGTTAATCCAACCATTTTTAAATATAATGCATCTTCAAAAAATAAAACGCCGGTTGTAAAGTAACCAAAAACAAAGAATAAAACGCTCCAAATTTTTAGATGTATCATAACTATTATGTTTAATTGTTCTTAAAATCATAATTATCAAACGGAATATTGCACCAATTCTCCGTATCGTATATATTTACGGCGAGTTCCATAGTCCAGCCGGCCGTCATATCTTGGGAACGGTTGATGAATGGAGTTGTTCCGATTGTGCCATCGATATCAAGAAACTCATCAAAGCGCCATTGCTTAAAAGTTGTATGTATATCCTTGCAAATGGAAATGCAATCCGAATGAATTTCGTTTATTTGATCATAATCGGATTGGTTGTATTTATCGCATATTGTAATTATGGCATTTATGCCAACATTGAAATCGCCAAGTTGCGAAGGTTGTAAAGAAACAACCATCATTGGATAAGTTACGGCATCCCGGGAAACAGCATCCAAAAATTCTCCAAAGAAAAAGGAGTTAATTTGCCGGTGTTCGGTTGCGATCAGCTCGAACTCCTTCCGTAGTTGGTTTAATGTTTTTTCCATAATTATTTAAGTATTTTTTTAGCTGTTCAATTTGTTTCTTTGATGCTTTAAACTTCATATAATGAAATTTATTGGAGTATAACCGGAACGATCCGCAAGCATATCTTCGGAACAAGCTCCAGGGCTTGAAGATGATTGATTATATTCAGGATATAAAGTTCCATTATCCGCTCTTAAATGAACGATTAATCTTTCTTTGTAGAAATATGCATCTTTTCGCAATTGATCCCGCAAAGCGCTTGTTTCGGCATCTGTGTTCGGTGTTTGATTCTCATCTTGAATCCTTCCAACGGATTTATTGGTTAATTTCAAATTCAATAAAAGCGCGCATCTGTAATCAACAAACGCAACCAAGCAAGGCGTTACAAAATCATTCATTAAATCCAAGTATGGTTGAGTCCAGGTGTTTGTATTTACGCGTAATAATAGCGCTTTGAACAATGGAGTTGTTAGTGCCGGTTGTAATTGTATATCCTGGCTTCTTTTAATAGCAACCGCCAATAATTTAGTATCCGTATTCATATGAATAAGGCCAAGCTTCTTTAAATTGTCAACCGATAATAAATAGTCCATAATTTTATTTTTGTTTAATTACTAATTGTTGCATCCATTCATGGCGGCACCATGGAGTTGTTGCCCCGGTATCCGGGTTTGAATACCAACCGCCGCGATAAGTCCAAACATTGCGGTCAACTCGCGTTGAAATTGTGTTTATATCATCCCTTGTGAAGCTTCGGTTTAATTCAAGTAACTTTTTACAAAATTCCCTTGATTCGGTTTTAACCGCCGGAACATCGGTTCTTGTTTTATAAGTGTAACGAACTTCAAACTCGGTTGTTTCAATTTCCAAATCATTAATTAATTTATCGCCAAAATCTGTAATGCTTCCCTTTGTGTAAAGTTCCCAGGTTGATAATTGATTTATTGAAATTGCAACGGTTTTAATATCGGATTTCAATGCCTTCGCAATTGATGCCGCATCTTCGCCATTATTCAACAAACTCAAAACATTTTTATCAAAATCCTTAATTTTTAATTTGATTTCTCCAATTGTTTCAAATAACATATCTTGGCGCGAGAATATCTCTTCGCTCGGTGTATCCCAAGCAATTGGCATTGATTTAATCACGATAAAATTATCTTGAGATTCTCCAAACTCTTCAAATATCTTTAATTCTTTATCGGAGAATGAATTATGTTTGCATTTTGAAAAAGCATTTGTTGGCAATCCAACAATTTTACGAGCTTGAGTTTCATCAATGGAAGGAAATGATGCCAAAATTATGTTTAACGCGGCATCTTTTGTAAGGATTCCGGTATTAATTTGGGCGGCAACTTCAATCAATGAAGCAATTTGCGCTCCATTTAACGCGGATTTTGCAACATCAACCGCAGCAACATCCACAACTGGCGTAATGGCTGCCGGATTTGTTGAATCAAGAACGGCATTTGCATCTGTTTCTTGAATAAGTAACGGCATAACATCGGTTAATTTTACGCTTCCAACATAACCGCCAAGCTTTGCCATGTAATTAATCATCCATTCAATGCGTTTTTGCCTTGCGGAAACGTAAGTTGTTTTAAATATCTCAAATAAATCCGCACTTTCCGCAGCATTAAACGAACCGGTTTGAATAACTCCAAACAATGTTGGCGCGGTTACACTATGAGCAACTAATATATTTTGTTGTACGGATTGCGCGGTTACTGAATAACGCTTATCAAGATCATTGCCGTTTAATTGTTGAACGCTTGGGGCTAAATCCGCGCCATCGGAAAAAGTAATAATTATTTCCCCGGCATCTTCAACGGATTGTGTACGGCCTTTGATTGAATCTGTAATCCTTCGCAGCTCTTCGGATGATTCCGGGAATCCGCTTGGCATATTTATCAAGGTACCGGATTTAAATCCATTTTGCAATTCGTACATATGAAATTTAGCAATATCAACATCCGTTTGAATCGCTGTTAAACCCCCTTGATAAGTTGGCTTCGGATAAATTCCCTTTTCTTTGCGAGATTTCTTTGCCGGTTCCTTGTAATAAAGAACAAATTGGCCAACCCGGTTATTTTCATCCAGGGCGGGAAACATTCTTAAGTTAGTTTTTTCCGAAGATTGTTGCATTGCGCTCCAATCATCCGAGATGTAATAAGTCTTTTCATCTTCGCTCATTCGAATGCGATCAACATCCAAATATTCCCACAAAGCAACGCGAGTTCCTTCCCGGTTCCAAGTACCTTTAACACAAAAACCCCCGAACATCTCAAAATCAAAAGCCATTTGTTCGGCAATCTCATTCATATCAAATGCCGAATATTGGTTGCGGATAAATTCATCCATGTTCCCGGTTACAACTTCAAGGCCGTTCCCGGCAATATAAAAAGTTTTTGTTTTTATAATTCCTTGATGCCAAGCGCTTCCATTATATAAATCAATCAAGAAATAAGGATAATCATTTTTCTTTCCCCACTTTACAAATCCAAGTTGGCGATCTTTTTCTTCTTCTGGTAGCATGAAATCTTTTCTAAAAGATAAAGATGTCATTTTGATTTTTTCGTTATTCATATATTTCAAAAGTTATTGGCGATTCATAAAAATTATTTGCAATTGCAGCTTCAACCACTTTGGCGCGCCCGGTTTCAACAATTCCTTGCGATAATGTTGGATCCAAATTTATTGCGCTTGTTTGTTGGTAAATATTGTAAACATAAGAACCGTTATAATCAAAAGTCAAATCAACGCCATCAATCAAAACAAATTCATCAAAGCGCAAAGTTGCTTGGCTTACATTCGTTAAAATGCAAAAATAAGATTTGAAGCTTTGTTCATGGATGAACTCAAATAGATAGTTCGGCGCCGGGATTGTTGTCAATTCCGTTACTGTTACCACTATCGGCGTGCTTCCGCTTCTTTGTATTATCAACATATTTAATTAATTTTGGTTGATCATTCTCGTAAATGTAAAATATCCCCAGGTTCATGTATAATTCGCCTTCGCTTTCTTCAATTGTGTAAAATCTTTCTGTTAATTTACTCCAACATCTTGCTCCAATATACTCTTTTTTTATTTTCATAATGTAAATATAAACAAAAAAAAAGGAAAGGAATATATTTTCCCTTCCCTTTTATGATAAATTAAACTAAACTAATTAAACAGATGGCGATTGTTGGCCAGATAATGTTGCAAAAATTGCAGCGGTTACATCTGGAACTGGTTCGTTTTCCATACCATTCAAAACAATTACATGGCCTTTTCTATCTCCTTTGGTTACGCCGCTTGTGTACTCATTCGCATCCGCAACTTGTAATCCTTCGCCAAAACCAAGGGCAACAATTGATCCATCCGCGTTCTCAACCAAAGCAACAACTAAATTTTGAGCAAGTAAATGAAGCTGCGCTCTCAATTCTTTTGTATCCGAAGCCAAAATCATTGATAAACTTTCTTCATAAAAAAGCGTTCCATTGTCTTTATTAACTTTGATTGGCGCTGTATAGCTTGACAAATTCGATTTTAATTTATATCGAAATGTTTCGCCGCTAACCGTTAATGTAGTAATTTGATTATTTACAACGGCGCTGTTAATTATCTTACTTATCGGAAAAATTAGAACCGATTTGATCCCGCCTTTTCCATTTGTACAAACGCGGTCATTATATCCCGCTGTCATATCACATAAACCCATTTTCTTTTCTTTTTTTTTAAAGGGGAATTTTCATCCCCTTAATTATTAATTAAATTATATTGGCGAAGATGTTCCGTTCCATACTCCAACGTTATTCAAGAAAGGAACTTGAACTCCCGCTCTAAATTTAGAACGAAGATAAATTAAATCATCATCAAAAGAATACCAAAGATCATAAGATTCGAAATCGCTTGATAAGTCAGTTCCAAATACAAAGTGAGATGAACGGCCAGTATAGATGTTATCTTTACCATTCAATCCGTTTACTTTAACAACTCTCATGTTTGTTCCTGGTAGTAAAATCTCATCCATTGTAGCGATTGCCGTTGGATCGTAATTGAACAAGTTCAAAGTTACAAGATTCTTTAACAAAAAGTTAAATGATTCACGTCCACAAAAACAAATGAAATCTTGAGATTCCGCAACGTTTGCCGGTGTATTTGAGAAACATGCATAAAATACATCATATGCATTTGATGCTGTTAAAGATGCAACCGCTGTTGGATTTAAATCAACACATCCCGCAGCTGTTGTAAGCAACTTACAAAAACCATTCATGAACGCAAGGTTACCACTTCCAGAAACTTTGTTTCCTTTCCAAATTAATTTGTCAAGTTCAAAAGCATGAAGCTTTAATAAATAATCTGTGATTTGCGCCTCAAATGGAAGGTTCTTATCTTCGGCCATTGCGCCTGGAGTCAATGCAATTTGCGCCCAAAATCCCGCAAGATCTTTTTGGCAAAATGATTTCATATATCCAAGAGTTTCAACTGCGATATCTCTTTGAGTAAAAACCGTATTGCCGGAATTTGTCATTGTGCAATCGCCAGCTTGATAAACAATTGAATCGTTCATTAAGTTTAATGCTTCCGATCCTTTTACTCCTTGTTGGATTGCGATGTATTTAAGTGTTTGCGCTTCCGTTACGGAACGAACAATTAAATCTTGTCTTGTTTCATCTGTATATGCTGTAAGTCCACTTACATCATATGAGAAATTATTGCTAATATACTTTTTTAAGCTCATTTTATTTATTTTTTAGAATTTATAATTTATTATATTTTTTCAACCATTCTTGGCGCGCTGTTAAGCTGCCAACTTTTGCGAATTTTTCGCTTTCATTTGTTGCATTTATTGGAGCGGATTTGAATGTTTCAAAATCGCTTTTCAATGTTGCAAACTCATTTACTAAATTTGTGTTTTGATCCGCAATAACTTTCATCATTTCGGCAACCGCTTCAAAGCTTGTTGCGAATGAATTTAATTTCGTGTCAATAATCAATTCCACTTTTTCCGCACTCATTTGCTCTTCAATTGGAGCTTCTTCTTCGGCTGCTACTGCAACTCTTTCATCAATTATTTCAGTAATGATTCCTTGAGCATCAACAACAATTGAAAGCCCTTCCAAATCGCCGCTCAAAGCATGCGTTCCTTCAGGTGCCGGGATTGTTTCGGTTTCGGTAACTATAAAAACCGGTTGACCAACTTCAAGAGAATCAAATTCAACAATTGTTCCATCCATTAAAGATGCTTGCTCAAAGTTTTGTTTTTTGGCAAATGACAATTTCATTTCCGAAATCAAGTCAAGAACCGCTTTAAAATTTTTATTCATTTTTTTTCTGTTTAAGTATTATGTTTTCTTGTTCGTAAATTTTGTTTCAAATCAAGCAACGCTTGAAATATCGATGCCATTTGTTCATCTTCTTTTGCATCCATTAAATTGAAAACTCCTTCAATTGAAAAGCCATTGAACTTTCCTTCTTTTGCTTGGTTGAATATTTCTTTGTCGGTTACTTTGTAGCTAACAATCCAAGATCCATCATTCGCATCTTTAAAACGTTCTGGCGCTGTGAATCCTTTTTCATTATCTATTTGATAAGAATGAATCATATAAATTCCCTTAACAACTTTGGAAGGATCATGATCCAGGTTAACATTGTTAAAATTTTCTTTTCTCGCATAATCAAATATTATATCCTTAACCGCTTGTTTGGTAAAAACAACATAATATTCTTCGGCGGTTGCTTGTTCATATCGATAAATTGGAGTATCCGCGGAAATTGCTATTCCGGTAATAACTTGTTCTTCTTCATTAAATTCAAAAGCCATTTGCTTGGAAAAAGTCATGAAGTTTTTTTCGTGCGCCGGTTCCCCAACCAATGAATTAAATGAAACGGTTGTTTCGGAATCCAACAAGTCGATTGATATTTCGTAAATTGGTAAATCTTTTATCATATATATTATGTATTTTTGTTCGATGAATTTTGTTTATCCATATAAAAAGCGTTCCGAAGAATTTGAACTCATCCATTCAATTCGTTGGATTCGAATGAGTTTTCCCCTGGCAAAAGTTTATGTTGTTGGCGATTATTTCCCGGATGTTATTCACATCCCTTGTAAACAATTTAATAATATCCGCGGTTGCGATGTTACAAATAAAATGCTAACTTTTGCAAATCAAATTGGCGGGAAATTTATTTATATGAATGATGATTTCTTTTGTACTCCAAATTTGAAACCCGAAAATCCAATTTATAAGGGAAATCTAATCATAAATGAATTGCATCCCCCGCATTATCAAGTTGCTGCAATGAATACCCTTGAATTTTTAAAGTATTATAACCGGCCAACTTTGAACTATGAAACCCATTCGCCGGTTTTAATGGATTCTAAACGCTTAATTAAAACATTTGAACAAGTTAATTGGAAGGATGATAATCATTTCATTAAATCAATCTATTTAAATAGTAATGTTCCAAAGAAATCCATTGAAGGATTTAACTGCAAAATCAATTCATCCAACATTCCAACGGCTTTGCAATATTTGGATGTTCATGGATGCTTTTCAACCGGCAAAGCGTTCCTTGATGATGCCGGGGCAAGCTGGATTAAAACTTTGATTTT